GTAATAAAAATTCTTGGAGTAGTAGTGTTACCTAAATCGTCTGCTAGAATTTTTGCAGTTGCTTTTGAAGTTCCACCAGTAATGGTTTCCCCTACAATAAATTTTCCTTCTGTTCCTGCTCCTTCCTCTAAAACAATTTTATAAGATCCAGTTTCATCAACACCTAAAACTTTAAAGTTAGTTTCTGTTTCTAAAATAAGATTATCAATATTTACTGTGACTCTAAGTTCAGCAGCTTCTAAATATTCATAATATTGTTTTAGAAATACAGAAAATATTGGATGGTCTGCCTGAATAAAATCAGGTAACTGACCATCAATTAACGTACTTATTTTTGTCGTTAAATTTCCAGTAGGATCAATATCAGAGTCGAATGGAGCCATTCTTTAATATCCAGATGGTGTACTATAAGACGTACTTGTTGTATAAGTTGCAGCTGAAGTTCCATCACCTACCGCGACAGTATCAACCTGTCCTGTTACTGTACTGTTTGTAAGATCAAGTTTTAATATTTGATTACGAACTGGAACAATATCTTTTGAGTTTGGAATAACAGTAAGACGAACTTGCGTTGAGGTTACACCATCAACATCTGATATTGTGGTTATGAAAATTGACTCTATAAAGACCTCACCTGTTGCATAATTTATCGTTCCAGCAGTTGTATCAACATACACCCTTGCACCAGATTGAAGATAATAAAGTCTTACAATTCCCTCACCATTATCATCAAAGAAATGCTCATTTGTTGTGTCACCACTAATGAAAAATCCTGTTGATGCAAGTATTCCACCATCTGCTGAATTGTGTCCAGAGTGAGGATTATAAAGTGCATTATTAAAATAAATATAATACGATGCAGAAGCGGTAGTTGTTGGAGTAAAAAATTTACCCAAAATAACATTAGTGGTATTACTCAATACCGAAACATTTGCGTCATCAACAAGTCTAGTAACTTGAGAGTGTCTAAACAACTTTTCAAATTCACCAAGGTTACTTGTGTCATATGATGTTATTGCAGAAACTACTTCAGATTCTACTTCACTTAAAGCTGATGTTGTTTTATTAGAATCATATTTAAATTGTACATTTAAAATTATAAAAGTTGTATCTGGATCAATAATAACTGGTGTAATAGATGCAACAGTATATTTGGAAAGATCAGATACTAGTTGTCTTTTTTCTGATGAAGTTAAATTTAATCCTGTTGTTGCGATAATTGAAATAAACACTTTACCGTATTCAGCAGTGCTAACAACACCAAGACTAGAATCAAACGAACCATTTTCTCCACCAAACACTTGCACTGACTGTGCGTTTGCATAAAGTTTCTTAGCATACACTTTATAATCTTCAGTGGTAACGCATCTTCCTTGAGATGCATAATCTAGTGGGGCATTATATTTTATAGACGTAATAGTTTCTGGTTCTGAACCACCGTTTGCAACATCTACAACTTCAACTGATACATCAGAAACACTTGCAATCCCAGCATTTGATTTAAAAATAGATGCGCCATTTGCGTCTGTAGTATTACTAACAACGTAAGTAAGTATTACAATATTACCATCAACTAATGCAGTACCAATAACTCCATCACCAAAATACACCTCAAACTTTCCGTTCTCTACTTCCTGTAGAAAATAAACATCACTTTCATCAGTAACTTGTGTTATGTCTGTTGCTTGTGTAAACGTAGTGGTGGTGCTATCTGAGCTTGAATTCTGCACCACAACTTTTAATGTAGAAGTATCTGCTCGTCTGTTAGGAACAAGAAATCTTTGTTCGACATCTGTAGAATCCACAGTATATCTGGTTGTTACAAAAGTTCCCTCATAGATTTTAGTTAAAACAAAAGGTATTGATGAACCAATATTAGATGATGTTACTGCATCAGATGTAACAAACTGATAATCTGTTCCATTTACAGTAGAGTTAAATATCGTCCCAGCTGGCATAGTTGCACTAGTTACAGAAGTTGTGTTTAACGAAACATTAACTGTCGCAACCGCAGCCCTAGCAGAGTTAGGAATATACCCTAAAGTTTTTGCATGAGAAACTACACTTGACCTAAGAGATGCGCTGTCTAGAAACATCTCGTTTGCTAACATGTTTGCATTGAAACCCAGATAGTGAGTATTGTATGCGAGAACATCTAGTAGTGCGTTCATTCCAGAACCTTCGAAATCATAATCCGTAAATTCTGTTTGTCCAGATAAAAAAACTTTAAGGTTATTTTTGACCTCATCAAAGTCAAACTCTGTTACATTTAATCTTTTTGTGTTTATTGCCATTATCGCAATCTCTCTAATAGTATGGTTAGGTCTACTAACTCAGTTGGAGCATTTAAAACATAAAATTCTATAGTCAACTCATACGCATTACGATCTATGTCTGGTGTTGATTTAACACCGACCAATTGTGCTCTTGGTTCATATTCGGTTATAACATCTTCTACCTTTCTGGTTAAAAGATGTGCAGAAATAGGAGTCATTAGTTCAAACAATATCTCTCTTACCCCACAACCGATTTCTGGGTGAAAAGGTTTTTCGTAGTGGTTAGTTAATACTAGATTGCGGATAGAACGCTTTACAGCTGTAATGTCTGTTACTTTTTCAATATCAGATTTTGCACCGCTTACTGTTACTGCACCATCACTATCTTTTGAAGACAACTTCTTTTTTGTAAAGAATAAGTCCAAGTCTTTATATTGACGAACATTACGTTCAATATCGTTAAGAGCTTGAGCGTCTTTAAATGATGTTGGTGTGGGCATACTGTACTCCTTTATCTATTTATAACAATACTTCACCAATTGTTTATTTAATTTTATCCTATAAGTTCATCATAATTTGGCTGACCTTGAGCATCATCCAACATCGCACTAAAAAGAAAATCCATGTTAACCGTATCACCACTTGAAACATTTGTTACAACAGTATACTCATTACCGTTTATGTGTTTATAAACACCTGTCTTTTGTTTAACTAAAGTGCCACGATAATCAGCAGTCTCAGAATTTTTCACAGATATTGCTTCTACAACTCCACTTGCCCCATAGTCTTTGTTTTCATCATCAATCAATTTATTTAAAAGAATAAGGTCTATTTTATTTTTGTCATCTTGTTTAGGACTTCCTTTATCTTTAACTCTTTCTTCATTTCCATCAAATGTTGGGTCATAGTTGTCGTTGTATTGGTATGATACTTTGTAAATGAACTCGTCTTTTTTTCCTGTTATCTTATCAGGTTTTGCTCCTGTTGCATCATATTGGTGTCGTCTAGTCCAAATACCATTTGCAAAAGTGCCATCTGCTAAAGGTGCATTTCCGTTTGAGTCTGCCCAACCTATTAAAATTCTACCGTTTTTATCTACCGAAAATACATCTAATGATTTAGCAATATTTCCTGCAGCTCGTATATTTCTTGTTCTACTTTTTCCTGATGGTCTTCCTCTAACTCCTATAAGTTTAACAGGTTTATCAGATAATGTAATAACATCAATTTCAACTGTTCCACTATTACCATCAGCATCTGTCCACGATCTAGTTTCTGTTTTTATTGTACTTGGACTATCTTTTGTTGCAGATTGAGTTACTCTTTCTTTTTTGTGAGTAGGTCTTCTAGAAAATCCATGTGGAGCTACATTATATCTTATGACTGTTTCTCCACCACCTGTTGTAGTAATTGTTTGACTACCATCTGAAGCAGTAGTAACAGTAGTAGTAATGGTTGCACCATCTTCTCTAACTTCTGTAGTTTCTATAGAATTATTATCAGCATTTTCATCTGGAGTATGCGTGATAGTAACTTCTTTAGCTTTTGTCGCAACTGCAAACGCTCCTTTATTTTCTGTTGGAAGAACTTTAGGTGTATCTCTTTCAAACTCTTTTAACTCATCAGCTTTTGCTTTAATATCTTCTTCAAGTTTTGGATTACTTAATACTGTAGACACCTCTTCTTTTACAGTATCTACAGTTGGTTGTAGAACCGCAGATGCTTTTTCAAATGCAACTCCACCAGCTGCAGGCAACTCAAAGTTTGGAACAACATCTTGAATTCTTGTTGCAACACCTTTTGCATCTGCAAGAGCAGTAGTTGCTGATGCTTGAGATGAAAGTGCAGATACAGCTGAAGTAGTTGATGCAGATAAATCATTAATTATTTTTGTTGGGTTTGGAACATTGCTTCTGTCATATTTTAAAGAAGCGTCAAACGCAGTATCCAAAGAAGAGGTTGCAGTTTCTTTTGCACTAGCTAATGCTGAAGTTGCAGAGGTAAGATTTGAAGCTGCGGTTGAAGCTGCAGCCTCAGCTGCAGTTGCATTTGTAGTCAAAGTATCTAAGTCAAATCCACCAGCAGTAAGTCCATCTCCAAATTTTGTTTTTAGTTCTGCTTTTTTGGTTGCGAACTCTACTTGACCTGCAACAGTATTTTGATCAATATTAACAAGTGAAGACATCTCTGATTGCAAATTTACATTCGGCAACTCTGGAATCTCAGGAACTAAATCTCCAAGTTTCCCCTTTAAATCTTCTACAACAGAAGTGTTTAGTGTGTTCGCAAGAGTAGACGCATCTAGTTCAAGTCCAGCAGCAACTTCACCTTTTATAGAATCAAACTTACTAAGAACTTCATTAAATTCTGGACTTGCACCTGCTAAGTTTGGTGTTTTAAAATCTGCCATACATATCTCCTATGCCACTGGCGCCAGTGTGTTGCCTTGTGCAGTAGCATCTGCACCAGTATCAGATTGAGAATGAACATGTGTTGTAAGAGCAATATTTGTTCCACCACTATTTTTAGCAGTAACCTCACTGCCTGTTCCAGAAAACGTAAGTGTTCCAACACCTGTGGATGTACCTGTAAATGTTGTTTCAGCTTTAATTGTCATATCGTTTGCTGACTTCATATTTAATTTTCCACCAGACTTATAAGACATAATTCCAGAAATAGTAGTTGTTGATAAATGGTCTGATGCTATTAAGTCTATACTTTTAAGAGATGTTATTGCGTAGTCATCGACAATGTTAAGAGTACTTGTTCCGTTCACAACTCTAGTTTCATTTTTATCAATGACAATATCCACATCTTCTTTGACTCTGCCTTTGACGTTTTGCATTACTTGAAAAGAATGGTTGCCGTTAATTTCTTCTTCACGATTACCACCACCTGTTCCAGCTCCAACTTTAACTCTGTGGTTCTTGTGTATCTTCTGTGTGTAATTACCTTCTACCTCAAGGTGGTAGTCACCCTTTATAAGTTCTCGCACTGTTCCAAGTGTTGTAATATTAACATCGCCTTGTATAAGTATCTGAGACTTTCCAACAACAATTTCGTAGTTGTCGCCAATAATCTTTACAACCTTTGAACCATCTGGATGTATTTCTTCAAACGTGCCTGCACTGTGTTGTGTATATAATCGTTCAGCGCCTGGCGAATCATCTATCTCTTTTATGTGTCCAGCTTCACTTTCGAAAACATGATTGAATGGATAGGCTGCGGAGATGTATGGGTTCTCATCTTTTTGAATTGACTTGGGTTGTGGTTCTTCCCAGAAACCGCGTTCTTCTTGAACTGCAAAATCAGATGTAGCTAAAAGATATGGTTGTGTTGCAGTAGGAACACCTGTTCCCTTTTGATCTGTTTCTTCACTGTCATCGTCAACTCCAACTGTAGGGTCAACAATTGTTGGGTCGCCACGCAAACGATTACGTCTTCGTGCTAAAAGGGAGTTGTGTGACTCTGATGCTCTGCCTCTACCTAGTCTGCTAGTATCGGGTTCTCCAACTTCGTGACCAGATTTAGTAGTATAAAAATCTCCATCAACAGGATAAGAACCATAGATCGGATGACCAAGATATTCTTCTTGTGGACTTTCTGGGGAACGAGGATCGTTAAATCCAACTTGAGGGTCAGCAGCTGCTTGAGGTGTGCCAGGCAAAGTACCCATGATTACTGGTTGTTGTTTTTCTCCAGCATCTCTAAAGAAACCAACCACCCAACTACCTTCAACGAGAAAAGATGGGGAGTTGCCAAGACCATGCATAGCCGCATCTGTAACAGGATGCATAACGTGAGCCCACGGCAAGTCTGTCGTTGGCACTTCAACTATACTATCTGAATGAAACCCTAAACACCGAACTCTAGCCCTACCAAGTTGGTCTGGATCGTTTCTATCTTCTACAACACCTACGAACCAGACAAACCCATCTTGGCCCATGAAATAACCTTGTTCCGCCATAATAATCCTTTACTAACAGTTTTTACTATTTATAAGGATTGTGTGAAAAGGTTAT